CGCCAGCGTCGCCACGGCTGAGTCGGGTCTCTCCGTCCAGGTTCTCGTCGGTCAGGCTGAAACGGGCAACATCCGTTGCATCGCTCAGATCCTCATCGGCGCGAACAAGGGCCGCGGCACCTCGGCCGTCCGCTACGTCACCGCTGCCTAAGCGGCCTGACATCGAAAACGGGGGCTCCGCAAGGGGCCCCTTTTTTGTGCCTGTTTGCCAATGGCCGCAGGGTTATGAGTTTATACTCTGAGTTCCTGCCCGACGCGAAGGAGATGGTCGCCGATTTTGCCGTGGCCGGTTCGGCCAACTCGGGAGCGATTACATTCGCTTGCCTTATCTCCGACCCCGCCGTGCAGACCGTGCTCGAAGCAGGGGGGTATATGGAGCGAACCCAGTACACCGTCCGCCTCCCCGCCGCAACGGCCTCCTGGAGCCTTCCAGATGGGTCTACGGGGGCTTCCACGGCCATCATCGTCGGCGGCGTCCCCATCCCGTCCCTCGCCCAGGGCAAGAAGATCGTGGCCGGCGGGAAGAACGTCCGCATCACGACCCAGACCTATAAGCCCGGGTCGGCGTGGGTCACCCTCGTCGTTATCGACGATAACCAGTAATGCCGGCCAAGGTCTCCATTGAGCCGAAGTCCCTCGCTCAGTTTGTGGAGGCCTGTCGGCAATTCGCCGCGGCGACTAAGATCACCATGCGCGACGCCGTCCTCGAGCAAGCGGCCTTTGCTTGCCAGGACGCGGCCAACTTCACGCCCCCACTGGTCAAGGGCGGAGGCGGAGGCCTTACCCCTGCGGCCAAGAAGGCGGGCCTCGGCGCCGTAGCCGGCGACATCTCCAAGATTTTCGTAGCCGCAAACGACTCCTCGGCCAAGGGCGTAGCTGGAAACCTCGTCAACCAGATGGCCTTCGCGGTCAAGGCCGGCGACTTCGGAACCTTCTCCCGCCTTACCGAGGGCGGCAGGCTCTCCGGCATGCTCGGCCAGCGCAGCGTCCTCTCGAAGATCGCGAACGACGCCGACAAGCAGCGGGCCTTTGCCAAGGCCAAGAACTTCCTGAACCGCGCCAACCCCATCAAGAGCGAATACGGCACGCAGGGATTCGTCCGTGATCTGCGGACAATCCATGACCAGGTCAAAGGCAAGTTCGGCGGACGCATCAAGCAGGGCCGCCGCCCGGTGACCGCCAAGCTGCTCGTGCAGGACAAGTCCGAATTGCAGGAATACATTGAACGCCGTCAAGCCATGGTCGGGGCGGTCAAGTCAGGTTGGGCCAAGGCCCTTGCAAGCCTCCCCCGCCCAAAGGATAACAACGGCCAGCAAGGCGAGCCCGGTGCCCAGCTGCGCAAGGCCTCTTGGATTACCTCGCATTCTGGAGTCCCTGGGACTAACGTGACGGCCTTCACCGACAAGATCGCCGAAGTCTCCGTGACGAACACCCTAGGCAACATCAACGCAATCGCCGACGAGGCTGGAGTCCTCGGCCTAGTCTACGGTAACCGCGTCAAGCAGATGCCCGCCATGATTCGTTACCGCCTCCGCAAACCCGTCGACAAATTTAACCGCAAATAACATGGCCTTTACCAAATCCATCCGCCACATCGTCGAGGGCACGCTCGCGACCTATCTCACCGCCCAGGCTGGTCTCGCCGGCGTGGCCATCCTCACGGGTGACAGCGCCGCGACCCAGACCCTGCCCAAGGCCGTCGTGCTCTGCGACTCCGCCCGGGCTCCTGGCGACCTCCCCGAAGGCCTCGGCAACTTCGATTGCTCCGTCCGCATCACCCTTTTCTCGAACGCCGACGACACGACGCTGGCCGTACACCGTGCCCGCTGCGCCGCCCTGTCCGACTGCATGCGGAGCGTGGGCCTGATCCAAGACGCCTTCGCGGTGACCGGCGACGCCCTCTGTTACGACGTCACCTATCGCTCCGAAGACGAGGGCATCGACGAGCGTTCCTGGGCGACTTCCTTCGCCTTCGACATCCTGACTTGCCTCAACCCCGAGTAGGTTGCCAATTAAAGCAGGAGTAAGATGAGCGAAGTAAACAAAGGCGTAGTCTGCCTCTACGGAATCGGCGCCGGCCAAGTGGCCTCGCTTTACGTCCAAAGCTACTCCGTGAGTTCCGGCTTTAACAACACCGGCACGGTGGTCGACGAAGAAGGCAACACGGTGACCGCTCGTTACGACGACCGACGCTCCGAGATTAGTGTCGAGGGCGTGGCGAAACTCACGTCCGTCCCGCAGCTCGGCGCCACCCTTACCTTCACCGCGAAGACCGCCTCGGCTTACCCTGGCGGCGCGGCTTCGGTCAGCTTCTCGGGCACGATCACCAAGGTCGACGACCGCGGCAGCTCGAAAGGTTTCGTTTCGGTCAGCATCACTGCTGAGTCTTACGAGCTCATCACCTACTAATTGACACCCCCGCAAGGGGTGCAATCTGGAGGGAGTGGATCGTCGCTTCCTAAATTCTCAGGTAGACCCGGCGCCGTTCAAGTTGCTTGGTAGAACCTTATACCCGTGGTGTCTCAAATACCGCGTGCGCTTGCATGCGTTCAACTCCCCTCTGGTGTTGGGGTCTCAGTCAGTCAGCCCTGCCGACCTACTCTTCGCCTGTCAGGTCTGCGCCGAGGAACCGCTCGGGGAGGTCGGCCTGATTGACCGCCTTCGCCTCTCGAGGCTTAACGACAACCCTGCCAAGTTCGAGATGCTCCTAAACGCCTTCGCCGGCTACATCCTGGTCGACGACTGGCCGAAGTTCTGGGAGCAGGATCAGAAGAAGAGCGGCGGGAACAAGGGCCTCCCCTGGCCGATGAGCATCGTCGCGAACCTAGTGGCGAACGGAGTGCCATACAAGCAAGCGTGGGAGATGCCTGAATGCCAAGCCGTGTGGCTCAACGCGGCCTTTGCCATGCGCAAGGGCGTCGACGTGGCGATCATGTCCCCGGAAGAGGAGGCCTACATCGAAGAGCAGCTGAAGGCCGGCGAAGGGGAGACCCCCGTTGCCAATCCCGCAGGGTAAAGAGACCATGGCCCAAGACCTGACCGTAAATATCAAGACGACTTCCGACGTCCCCCAGGCGATGGACAAGTCCAAGACCGCCGTCGTCTCGTTCTCCAAACAGGTCGAAGACATCCAGAAGAAGTTCTCGACTGCGTTCAAGGACATCTTCCTCGGCTTCACGGCCCCGATGATTCTCCTACAGGGTGCCATCTCCTTCATCAGCGGAGCGATTGCCAAGGCCAAGCAGGACGCGAAGGACGGCCTCGACCTGATCGCCAAGGGCGAGACGGTGTATGCAAGCTCCGAAGAGGCGAAGATGGCCCAATTCTTCAAAGCCAAGAAGGCGCGGGAAGAAGAGATTAAGAGTGTTGAGGCTGGCCGAATTGAACTTGCAGAACGATTCCTTACTGAAACTAAGGAGGGTCAAGGTATGCGTGAACGTGCGGTCTCTGGTGCTGTGTCCATGCAGATGAGGGCTCCAAGCTTAAGCGAAATGGCCCGCCGTCCTGACATACAAGCTGAAGCCTTAGGTCGTTTCCTCAAATCCCCTGAAGGCCAGGCATTCAAACCCATCTTCGAGGAGAAAGAAGCCGAGAAAAAGGCCGGATCGTTCAAGGGCCCCGAAGGCTTCGGCACGGTCGTCGGTGTCGGAGCCAACCCGGTCATGGAGGCCATGACCCGCCAGAACGAGATCCTCGAGGAGATTAAACTCATCCTTCAGGAGCAGAGCATCGAGAACCGCGGCGGCGTCCCTGCGCCGTTCACCGACCGCGCCGTCCCCCTGACCGCCGCCAAGGAGGGCGTCGCCTGATTTTATGGCCCAAGTAGCAAAAGGAAAAACCCTTCTCACCGCCGAGATTCAACCAGGGTGGACGGTGCAATCGGACGGCTTCGGCCTCATCACGTCGACGACGACCTATAAGGCAGACATCGCGGCGCCGATCACGTCGTTCCAGCGCGGGCAGCCGCATCCCGACGCGTTCTATTCCTACCTGAAGGCGCACAAGTATCAGATCAGCTGGGACAATCTCCGCTATAAGACCATCAAGGTGGACTACGTCGGCATCGACCCGGACGTGGGTGGCGGAGTCCGCACGCTCGCCAACACTTCCGTGGCGAACGGCCTGACCGCTGAGAACATCACCTCACACACGAACTTCTTCGAGCGAGACGTAAACTATACCGTCGGCCCTCTCGCCGGCCTGCCTTCAGACTTCGGCGGCGCTTACGACGACTCGACCCTCGGCCCTCCCGTGACGGTCATCGCGGTCGGCGGCCCTAACGTTGGCAAGCCAGTCGTCGTCCCGTCCTCCGAAGGCTACAACGGCGCATGCTTCGAGACCGGTATGGGCGGCCGTTTCATCGGCTTCGTCGACCCCGATGTCCCGTACCTTTACGGCAAGACGCAGTACCTTGCCCGCACGACGACCTATTCGGGCGTGATGTATACGACCTCTCAGTCAGACGTGCAAGCGCTCTATGCCTTGCTAGGCTCAGCTACTGCAACGCGCTCCTGGGGCGTCTTCAACCTCATCCCTCTATGGGGCCCTGCCGGAACGGGAACCTACGGGAAGCAGAACCTTCTCTCCCAGGTCAACGTCGAGGAATACGGCGCGCTCTATAAGGTCATCTACGAGATCCGCTACTCGAAGGAAGGCTGGCCGCCTGACGTCTACGTCAACATCTGACGACCGATGAGCATCCAGCCCGGAGTCGGTTATACATTCAACGCGTCGAGCCAAGGGACGACCCTGAACATCGAGAAGCCCTGGGGGCCGTGGGCGAACTACGCCGTCCAGGATAGCGACCACCCGTTCAAGATCGTGAACGTCTATATCGCGACGACCGGCGGAGTGACCAGCGTCCGCTATCAGGTCGTCTCGGGAACGCTCAACAACCTCGTCCCACTGATTGACGACTACGTCAGCGGAACCGATGTCAAACTCGACCGTGTCACCTCCGGCGTGGCCAACCCTCCGACGGCCGAGCTGGTCTCGTCTAACTTTGACGCAACGACGAAGACCTCTTACATCACGCTGCGGGCAGGGCCTAAGACGACGACCCCATTCACCTACCCAGATACGGACGATACGAGCAACCAATACCCGGTCATCATCGGCGGCAACACTTTCCCCGTGACACCTGATAGCGACACATGGGGCTTCCTCGTCATCGGCACGATCACCGTCGACAACATCACGACCCCGACGACCTTCACAGTAAGCCAGAACGTCACCGGCTCCCTCTGGGCTGACCGCATCAAGTTGGCCGGCATCACGGCGCGCTACTACTACGCCCGCATCTGATGGGCGAGGTCATCGGACAGTCGACGACGGGGGCCTACTCGACGTGGGCTCAACTCCGCTGCCCGCTCATCGGCGCTTACGATCAGTGGCAAAAGTATGTCGGCCCGGGCCCGCAGTATCACAACCTGGTCATAGACTCAGGCTTTCACCCTGACGACGGCCTGTTCGTCCGGGTCGCCGGGTGGCCTTATTATCAATTTTGGGTGGACGTAAACAGCAACCCCCACTTAGAGCACGCAGGGCCGATTGTTGGATATAACAATGGGTTCGGGTCTTCCCCTAGTTACATTAGCGTAGGGGCTTATGACGCTACTTGGAACGACACGACCAACCCAGTTTACACCACCGTGGACAACCTCCTAGACCTAAAGGACATCACGGACTCTTTGGTGGGCCTGACAGTGACTTACAGTGGAGGGACGGTGGCGACCACGTCAGACGCTTTTGAGAATGACCCGCCTTTCTCGGCTTGGTTCGGGCAGGACATCGGCCTGAACGCCATCACGTCGATTACAGACATCGACACCTTTACGGCATTCTGACCACCCCTTGCCAATCTCCGCAGGGTTAAGAAGACCCGATGAGCTGCTCTAACACCGTAACCATCTCGCAGGGCAACACCTTCGCGGCGACGTTCACCTGGACTCCGGGCGCCACCGGCCCCGCGAACCTGTTGACCACGACACTGACCTCGACCGTCGAAGACCGGGCCGGCAAGACCTACGAGCTCACGATCACCAAGGCGGTCGACGGCCTGTCCTTCTCCGTGGTCTACCCTGGCTCGACCGAAGACTGGGCCATCGGCCTAGGTCGCTGGGACATCAAGTTCGTCTTCCCCGGCGACACCATCTCCCGCACGGAAATCTTCCGCGTCAACGTCATCGACAGCGTCACCGTCTAAGCGCCGACCATGCCTGACGCGACGATCACCTCCACGGAGAGCACCTTCGGGACTATCTCGGGCACCTTCGCGGCTGACCAGTCTACGGTGGCCGGCACGGTCACGGGTATCATCACCGGCACCCTTAGCGGTTCCGTCGGAGTCCCTGGCCCTCAAGGCCCCGCGGGAGCCACCGGCCCGACCGGCCCCCAAGGCCCTCAGGGCGTGCCAGGAATCCCCGGCCAAGGCGTCCCCGTCGGCGGCACGGCTGGCCAGTTCCTGACCAAGATTGACGGCACGAACTACAACACCGATTGGACGACGGTCAACCTGTCTGCCTACGCGGTCAAGGCGAACAACCTGAGCGACCTGACCAACTTCGCCACGGCCCGCGATAACCTCAACCTAGGCACGCTCAATAGCCCGGTCTTTGCTGGCGTCACGGCGCAAGGCTCCGGCGCCAACGTCGCGAACCTGACGCCGACCTCCCTGTCGCTGACACACGCGACCTCCGGCTCCTTCGTGATCCAGCCGTCCGTCGGCATCACGTTCCCGGACGCAAGCGTCCAGACAACTGCCTTCACGACCTCTCAGCTGACGGCCTACCTTGCGAAGGCTTCGAACCTTAGCGACCTAGCCTCGACCTCCACGGCCCGCACTAACCTCGGGCTCGGCTCCCTGGCTGTCGTCAACGACGCCCCTTCGGATGGCTCGCAGTATGCCCGAAAGAACGCGGCTTGGGAAGTGGTCACGACCACCCCCGACTTCATCACCAGCGTCTCGTCGCCCCTGGCCGTCACGACCGGGAACCTCACGGTGGACCTGTCGGCTTACGCCCCGCTCACCTCCCCCGCCTTCACGGGCAACCCGACCGCCCC